GCCATGGACAGTGAGTAAGTTCGCTATTTGTTCTACCACGAACTCACCCACATCACCACAACATTCTGCGTTCCCGGATGCAGAGGGATAAGCCTTTACGCTGAAAGAAAACCGCCTCATGCGATATTATTTTTGCTTCCACGTGAAAACGGACGAGACGGCGTAGTTCCAGACCGATCCGACGATCACGCCGGCGAGGCCTGCGAGCCACCAGACCTCATGGCGCGAAAAGAGATAACCGGCGATGCCGACATTCGCCACCGCACCGAGGGCGCAGATCGCATAAAAAGTGAACAGACCGCGCAGTAATGCCAGACCGCGCAGGCGTCGGTCTCGGTAGGTGAAGAGATTGTTAAGGGAGAAATTCGACGTCATCGCCGCAACCGCGGCAGAGGCTTGCGCCGGATCAAAGGCCGCCCCAGCAATGGTGAGCGCGAACCACAGGATAGACATATGGATCAATAGCCCAATTCCGCCGATGAAGGCGAAGAGGGCGAAACGAACCGGAACGATGTGGCCAATCAGTTTATCGGCGATCAGCATCATGTATTCCCAGGCGACGAGCGTATCGAGTTTGCTTTCGCCGCGCTGCCGTTCCCGGAACTCGTAGGGCAGTTCCCGGAACCGCAAGGACCGCGGCGACGACGCCAGGATATCGAGTAGAATCTTGAATCCCTGACCGGAAAGCCGCCGCAGAGCCCCTTCCAGGACCTCGCGCCGCAACATGAAAAAGCCACTCATCGGATCGGCGATCTCGGCTTTGCAAATGATCCGCGACAGGTGCGCAGCGACGGCACTCACCTTCGCACGGCCTGCGTCCCATGCGCGGATGCCGCCGCCTGCCACATGCCGGCTTCCGACCACCAGATCAATCGGCTCGCTTTTCAGTATGGCCAGCATCTGCGGCAATAACTTCTCGTCGTGCTGCATGTCTGCATCCATAACGGCGATGTAGGGTGCGGAAGTTGCCAGTGCGCCTTCAATGCAGGCGGTCGTGAGGCCCCGCCGCCCGATTCGCTGCAGGCAGCGCACGCGGCGGTCGCGCAGGCTAATCTCGCGAATCCGCTCCGCTGTGCCGTCTGGCGAGTCGTCGTCGACGAAAACTACCTCCCAGCTCACCCCACCGAGCACCACATCCAGCAACTCGATGAGCGGGCCGATGTTGTCCCTCTCGTTGAGGGTCGGAATGACTACAGCCAATTCCGGTCCCGCCGCCACTGCGCGGTCCTGGGCTTGGTCGATGGCGGCGAACTCACCCCGAGGTAAATTGACAGTCATCGTGCTGCGTTCCGCGTGCATCGTGGATCTCTGGCGCCGGCGCGGCGAGAAATATTGGAATTCCTCCTAGCGCAGTTCTTTGCGGATCATCAAGGCTTTGAGCGGATCGAGCCGGATCGCAGGCGCGGCGACGCTAAGGGAAGCGACCGTACGGCGAGCATAAGTGTGCATGGAAGCATGCACGTTCCCACCTACGGTTTGAGGATATAAGACCCGATGAGCCCCCAAGTGTCAGTCTCCCCAGCGACGAGTTTTTCGGGCGATCTTGGTACGGGCGCTGCTCGGTTGCCAGGACGAGATCGCCGATGACGATAATCGTGATTGGCATGTCATCGTTAGCGGTCTGCGCACCGCCCTTGGTGTGGCGGCAAGCCGCCATTCGTCGCCGAACGCCAGTGTTGCAGGAGCCCGGCCGCTGTGGACTTTGTCCTTAGCGGCACGCCGTTTCCAAGTTCCTGCAAAATCGCGCACTTTTCGAGAGGCAATGCGGCCGGTTACGTCGGCAGAAAGGCTTCAGGCTCAAACCCCAGACCCCAGCGAGCCGGGCCATTTAAATGACGGTAGACATCAGGACCGCCCGTTCGCCAAGGTATCCGACGCGAACTCATGATTCCCCGAAATCTGCGGCGCGAGGTGGGACCGCCGATCCGTTCTATCGCTTTTTCAGGAGACCTGCGATCATGGTTCCCGATCAGCTCCACAACGGCAGTCGGCGTTTAACATTTAACCCCGCGTATCCCGTGAACTCGCCGCCAAAGGCCGAGACAGCTGGAAGGAAGGAAATTCTCGCATTAGCGCTGGCGAGTATTTTTCGATACGCCTCCGCCACACTCGCGCGGCTCTCGGAATAAACCAACGAGAATTCGCCGCTTGTGCCGGGTTAGACCGAACCGATACGGCCAAGATGAGACCAGAGACCGGCCGCTGACCACCGTTGCGGGGGCGGGCCTCGGAATTTAAAACGAATAAGGTCTCACCTTTGATTGGCTCGATGGGACAGAAGCCATCAATAACAGCGATGAGGATCTGTTCCGGTATGGGTTAGCTAGCTATATGTTTTTGCCAGATTGATGTGCTGCCGGGCCCGAAATACAGCGCGCTCGCCGGCCTTTACATCGGCCGATACGGTCCACAGCCGCGCAGCCACGCCGAGAGGATCGATGCGCAGCGCGGACCAGAAGCTCAGCTCGCCGATCCGATGCTGTTTAGCATGGCAGGCGGTGCAGAGCGGAACGGCGTAGCGATCGCCGGGTTTCACCCCTACGCCACCGTCGGTTCCGGTCCGCACATGCGCAGCCTCTGATGGGGCTGCTTTGCCGCAGGCGACGCAGGGAAGCTGACGGACAAAAGCCAGGTGCTCCACTCGCCGACGTAGGTCCGGCTTGGGTTTGCGATGCGTTACCGTGTGGGGGATGCGGGGAGCGGGCATCGGTCTGAGGGTATTCCAGCGCCTTCGAGTTCAGGGGGCGGTTAAGTTCATGGTACAATCTCCAGGCTGGCTCGCAGCGCCGCCTTCAGCGCCAATCCCCCTTGTGGGACCGGCACCTCAGTGGTGGCGCGGATCTTCTCCATGACCCGTTCGATAAAGTAATTGAAGATCTGCAGCTCGCGATCGAGCACCTTGATGAACTCCTCATCTGGCTCAACCCGCATGACCAGCTTTGGCAGCACATCATGCCAGCAGACGATATCGACCCAGCTGCGCTGCGAGACATAGAGCTGACCCTGCAGCTGCGGCCGAAAGCGCTCACTGACTTCACCGGAAATCCAATATTCGACCTGCGTGTGCGGCAGCGGTGCCTTGATTTCCAACAGGCCATCCTCGCCGACGAGCCGATCGGGACTGCATCCCATCGTGTGATCGTCATCGGTGATGAAGCCGACCCTCTGAGTGATGACGTCTCGATCAAATTCGTACCAGTCCGCCGCTTCGGCCTCGACAATCAAGCCCCGCTCCATCGCCGGCGAATTGTAGAACTCGATCTTTCGCTGCAGGAGCCGCTCGGCGATCAACACGCAAGCGTATTCGCGCCACTGTTTTGACGGCTTGCCCTGCGGGGTGATGATCTTGTGGAAGTGGGAGCTCGTCGGGATCCCGAGCTTGAGCCGGTCATAGGCTTCCGAGTATTGCGCCAGATCATGATAGATGGGCATGACCGGCCTCGGATTTGGCGATCTGTTCCTCGAGCGTAATCACCGCTTTGCGATAGTCGCGGGCGGCAATAGTCGCCACCGCAGCCTCGAGCGAACCGGCTTCCTCGAGGCTCTGGGCCCTCATGTATTTGAGAAACTTCGGCCCGCCCTTTGCTTTCTTGATCAGGTCGACAATGGTCTTTGTTTGGGCGTCGTCGATCGTGCCTCCGTTCCCATCGTCATCATCCCCGACGACAACGATGTTGAAGATGTTGCAGGCCACATAGCGGCGCAGGAACGAATTGGTGCTGCCAACGGCCTGGACGTTCGACTTGCCACCCGTGGTATCGAGCGGCGCCGGCATAAAGGAATCTTCATAATGGCCGCTTGGCAGGTGTTTCAGACGGCCGCGGATCAGAATGCCGCCGCCCTCGCACGGTTCATCGGAATAGGAGAGATCCATCTCCTCGCCCGACAACAGCGGGCGCAAATGTTTGTCGATCTCTTCGAGCGGCGCATATTTGAAGACTTCAAAGGCCGTTTTGCGTCTTGCCGTTTTCGGTTGCGGATAGCACGGGCCGGTTCTTGATGATCTTGATGACGGCGAGTTTTTTGAGGATCCGGCCCTTCGCCGCGTTGAAAGCGAGCTCGGCCTCTTTCGCTTTGAGGCGCTCGTATATTGCCGTCAGGCGTTCGAGCTTTTCGACACCGGCGCGCGGGTCAAGCACCACCCGTTCAATCAACTCCAAGACCGTGGAGGAGCTATCGCCTTGTCGCGCGGCCATTATCCGGGCAATCTGCGCTTCGCTCTGCTCGGTCGCCGCTGCGAGGCTAGCCCGTTTCCTCATCAGAATTCCTCCCCATCCAGCTCGGTCTCAGCATCGCTCCGCAGTTCGCAGTTCCGATGCACGCGCAGTAACTCCGCTCTGCTCCCGAAACCGCGCTTCGGCTGATTGTTCACGGCGTCATTGCCCGTGGCAGGGCGCAGATACCGATGCTACGAGAAGTTTGTTCTGTTTCCTCGCTCCGTCCCTCGGCCCAGGGTTAAAGGGCTTGGGGAGGCACAGGCCGGGGCTCTTCATTTACAAATCCCGCAATGTCGCGAGTTAACTCATCGCCATGACCTTTCTGCAGCAGGAGTACCGCATATGTCGCGCCGGCAAAAAAGCAATCCCGCACAAGTGAAAGGATTACTTCGCTCAGAGGGAGGTTGATGACGCACCTGTCGAGAACATGAAACCATGCCTCGTTCAGCGACGAAATTGGACCATTGGTTTGCAGCCGACAAGGATCACCAGGCGGGAGCTTATTTACTTCGCTGTCCTCGCGCGCAGCCATCTCGTCACTCCAAATTTTGCCCTTTGAAAGATGATTTTTCCACAGAAACCTCTATCATGTCAATAAATAAGATCACTTTACCTCTAGATATTCCTTCGTTACCGATGGGCCATCTTCAAGTCGGCTCACCCGATCTTCAATTTTATCACGACAGTAAGCTTAACCATGAGACCGTTCGTGAGGATCTCCTTGCCAATCGCGCGACCCACCGTTTGCTGAGTTATGGACTTAGTGTCTGAATCTGAATCGGAATAGTTGTATATTATCGAAGGAACATTGTGTGACGGTCAGGCTAGTCTCCTGATGAGCAGCTGCACCGAGGC